CCAATGATTTCATCAATTTGCCGGGCAAGTAAGTTCCGGTCAGGACGATCCATTCCGATTAGTTTCGGATCAAGAGTGAAAACCCGGTAAGGACGATCGTAAGTTCCTTTCGGTATTTCAGGGGGATCCGGTTGATTTAGCTGTAGTATTTCAGCCGAGAGTTTGATCAATTTACCGTATATTTCAAAATCTGAAGGTTCTTTTGCCGTGTCCAGGACCATTTTGGCGGCATCTTCCAGTTGTTGGGCTTTGAGGTTGCGTAAGGCTTTTTTTTCAATCTTGGAATCAGAATAGAACAGATTAATGGAATGTTCGTACATATCCCTTGCCTGGGCATAGGAGAGATTGAAAGGGGCGTTGCAAAAGAATTTGATGGTTTTCGACCGGCCATATTTCCGGCGCATGCCGTTCATCAGTGTCATTGCTTCCAGGTAGAGCTCTTCTCCAGGTTTCAGCCTGATGGTTGAACCTGATTCGATATAAGTTTCCAGGCGATGTAGGATCTTTTCATCGATTTCACAATCGTAGAGAATGTTACGCCGGGCTGTCTCGAAATTTTTCCGGTACCGGATTTTGCCCAGAAGACGGATGGCCTGGGTGTCTCCTTTTTCGGCGTTGTTCATGGCTCCCATTTGCTCACGGGCTGCATTTACCAGTATACCGCGGCGGATATGGTAATTGATTTTGCTGTCGGGGTTTTCTGCGTCAGCCTTAAATTCGTCCGGAGGCAAATTGAAATACATGGCCATATCAGGCACAGAATACCCGAGAGCAGCCAGGCATTCTAATTGTTCCAGTTTTTCTTCGGTAAGTATGATGTTATCTTTAGAAATTTTAGATTTACTCATACCTTATTCATTTTGCAAGCTAATTACCAATTCCAATTCACGTTTTTTCTCTTCCAGGCGATGTTTTCGTTTATGTTGGAGATGCGGTTTATCCCCTTTTTTCAATTCCGATTCAATCCGCCAGATATTATCACGGAGTTGTTTCTCTTTCCGGAGTAATTCCCGGATTGACATTTTGCGAATGTTGTTGATTTTGCGTTGTTCGGCAAAAATAGGGTGTTTGCCTAAAATGCCATGGTGTTGCTTATAATATTCCAGTTCCCGTTTTATCAGACAGTCTTCGATGAATGTATGTACTAATGATGCAGCTGTATTCCGGCAATCTTCATTCTTATGACATGTGAATAGTTGTTCATGCAGACCGACACACTGCCAGTAAGTGGTAATTTTGTCGGCGGCCAGGGCTTTCAATTCCATCGGGCAGTTCCGGTCCGTCAGGAAAGGGTACATCTGCCGGAATTTATCGCGTCCCAGTTCTTTGATAACACTGGAATAGTCACCGGACTTTACTTGGGCAATCTTTGATAAGAGCAGCCGGAGTTTTGCAACGTATAGTTGCGGGTGATGAGATAATAATAACTTGAACCGGGCATTATCCCCATAACGGGAATAGAGTGTAACACCGGTACCGATGTCACACCCTGTACGCATCCAGTTTATTATTTCTTCCCTGGCATTCATCAAATAAGATTTGCTATAATGGCTGCAAATTGGTCACTCCAACCGGAAACTGAGTTATTAATCCAAATCTTGCGGGATTTGATTTCCCGGAGTCTTGCAAGATTGGCATTTTGACGATAAACACCGGCTTTCAGGTTGTCGTATTCTAATTCCAGTTTTATGGGAATACGGTTGGGATAAAAATAATTGAAGTATAAAGAAGTAATCAGGTAGGCTGATTCTGTCAGATTGAATTTTTCAACCAATTCAAGGAATTTAGCTGCTTCGAGATAGACCGGAGTATGGCAACCATAGTCATAGACTGACCGTTGTTCAGCCTGTAATAACTTTAATGTTTTAGTTCGGTTTTCAGCATAAAGGTTTCCGGTTGATTTCCGGTCAGTCAGCGGTCCATCAGACTTCAATAACTTCACTTCGGTAATATCAAAGTCATTAACCGGATAGATATCGTCATTTGTTAAAATAAAGCCGGGATATTCAGGATAAGCAGCAATCACTTCCTGAAGCTTTGCCACAATATCCAGCGGGGGATTTGCGGTTTGGCAAATATGCGGAAGATGAGCGATTTCAGAAACATTTTCGGGTAGGCCATGATTCCAGTCTCCCGGCTTATCTCCCACGATAACAATACGAAATCGTTCTTTAAAATGCTTCAGCCATCCGCGGATGGCCAAATAAAGCTCATTTCCCTGGGCTTCGGAGGCCTTATAAGGAATAACGACGAGATATTCAGGTCTGTCTTTATCTGCAAGCATTTGGCAGAGTTCTTGAATTTCTTCAGCTTGTTTTTTATTTTCCGCTTGCAGAGTTTCTTTTTCTGCCGTAAGATCAGCTATTTTTTGTGTCGTGTCTTCATTAGATTTAACATTAGCAGCTTCAGGATTTTTCTTGATAGTATCTTCTGTTGGCTGAATGGTTTCTTTTTTCTTTGCCATGGTATGAAATTTTTGATTTTAAATTACATACCAAAGGTTTATAATTTGTAATTGCAAAGAAA